CGATATTATTAATTCATCAAAGTTTTTAAAAATCCGCTGACTATCAGTATTAATAAACATAAAATTATATGGTTTATCATAAATTAACTTGCTTATTTCAGGTGATATATCTACCAATTGTTTATCCTCTACTATTTCTTCAAAAATAGTTTTCATCTCATTTTTATTAACTCTAAAAACAAAAATATTGCTAAACAATTTCCTAATGTCTTTTGGAATTGAATAATATGTTTGAACTAAAAAAAATACCGATGTTCTTAAATGTCGGCGATTAAATATTAATTTTTTCATTAAATTCATAGTATCATAGTTTTTTAAAGATGCTCCAACATCGTCAAAAATAATTGCTATATTTAAATCCTGCGTTGCTTCAATTTCGTCCATTACTAAATCAAGGTTTTCAAAATTTAATTCGTTGAATAATTGACTACTTGGTAATTTTCCAAAGATGTCCTTTTTCATAGATGCCCGTGAGGGTGATGGCTGAAAAACATATATTTTATGATATACTTTTCGTAATATTTCTTTGTTTTCAAAAAGGGAAAATAATAAACTTGTTTTTCCGCTTCTTGGTTTTCCAATCAATAAATTAGTTGTATGTTGGTTTAAAAACTTTGTTAATTCATATTTATCCAGTTTCTTATGTAAAGGTTTATCGCATATCATTTCACAGGGATTTAATTTTGGTTTATTATGCTTCTTAATAGTAATCATATTTATATTATATTATTATTAAAAAACTAAACTTTTACAAGCGTAGCAGGTTAGACCAAAGGTCGTCAAAAAGTTATACAAAACAACTTCGTTTTACCTGTAAAGTTGGGAACGGAGTTCTCGTCGTAAGGGGGCGAAACCCTTATTTACTGACGAACCTGAACCTGACGAGCAAGAGGATTAATAACCATAATCGCATCATAACAGCAGATAAGGGCGACCGAGTGAGCGTCAGTCGGGGTATTACCGCCAAAGTTAATACGAAGCGAGATAGGTGAAAGTTGCGACGACACACCAGTAAGCATAGCAGAACTGGAAAGTTTTTCAACATTTTGCGCCACATAAAACTTCGCAGGAGCGTCATAAGTCGTGGCGTCGTTGTCCTGTTTTGCGAACTCGCTTGGAATAATAGCAAGTTTGGACGAGTAAAGCGAATGCGCCATAGACCAACAATCGGCGAGTTCCTGATAGACACCGCCCTTGTTCTGTAGCACCGACATCGGGCGAACTGGGTAAGGTTTTGAGGCAATAAGATACTGATAATCGCCGTATCCCTGCGTAATATCAACACTATCCGCCCAATCATTAACATTTAAACCAGCACCATTTAGATTAGCAATTACCGACTTAATTGACGAAAGACGCTGGTTATAAACAAGTTCGGTCTGTCCCGACTGAACGGGAACAAGTTGCGACGACGACGAATACGACTGCGACTTAATAAGAATATTACCCTCTTCATCAGTCATAGATAAAATCATAGGGTCTATTTCAGCACCGAATTCTACCGACTGAAAGCAAAGTTCAAGGTTGGAGAGCGTAATAGACGAAATGTTAGTAGCAGTATTAGTAGCCGAGAACATATTAGCAACAGCGTCCATAGTAAGCTGAACCTGAACCGAAGGCATAGCACCGAGCGGAACGAGATGGTCGGCGTTGGAGAGAATATTTCCCAAAGCACCCGCCATATCCCAAGTTTCGCCAGTATTTCCAGCAAGTTCCCGACCATTAATATTAGCAGAAGTCGGGGTGGTGGCGTAATCAAGAAGACCAAGCGGGAAAGCAAGACCAGTTTTCTCGGCAATATCCATCTTGGTATTTACAAGAATATTCGCCAACTGATTATACCCTTCTATGCTCTCAACAACAGACGCTCCAACGGAAACCTGACTGCGAACGAAGGGGGTGTAAAAAGGAGTTCCACGCATAAGTCCTTTTTCATTTGTAGAAACAACAGCACACTTGTAGCGGAGATACATAGTAGAAGGCACAAGGAAACCACGAGCGGGGAGCTGAAATTGTATAATATCGCCATCATTACTGAATGACGAACCATTAGAAGGGGCTACAACAACATCAGTATTAATGGTGTTTGGCGGAAGAGCGGTCGGGCGGTTGGAATAATCAACTTCACGAGGAACACTTAAACTCATTATATACTACTTCAATATAAAAAAAATAAATGAATTTTTGTATATTAATCTAATAAAATCTCTAATTCCGCATCGGCATAATCGCTTGTATCTAATTTTTCTTTTTCTGCTAATATTTCTAATTTGTCTAAAATAGGGGCATCTTCGTATATAGGGTTTTCTAAAACTTCACGAATAGCATTATCTCTTCTTTCGTTTCTAACTATATCAGTAAAATTACCTACTTTCAATCTTTCCTTATAATCCGTATAGGTTCTTAATATAAAAGTCATTTCATAATCAGTATTATTAAAATCTACTAAAAACCCTTCTTCATCTCTTATTTGTAAATCTACTTGGTTAATAAAGGTGTTCCTTAATATACTCTCGTTGAGAGAAGCGTTTTGATAAGTGATTAAACCCCAAGCAGGAGCATTAACGCTAATTGTATTTATTAATGTATTTTCACCGAGAGAACGACTATCAATATTATTACCCGCAAAAGCATCACTATATAACGATAGTTTCTTTACGCCGAGAAAATTAGCAGGGAAATTAAAACTGGTTGGATTATTAATATTAAATGGAAATGTTGTATCTTGCGATAATCCTATGATTTTATTACAGGTTGTTCCATTCAACAGCACAATTACATTTTGTAAAGCATTCGTAGAAGGTGTTAGATTAAATACGCCTGTTGTTGGTGATATTTCCATATTTATCGCATAAGTGGTTTCTGCTAAAAACTTACCTATAACTTCTGTCCTAAATGTATTCGCATTATAATTACCCTGCGTTAATGTTAATGTATGGTCGGCAGTCGTTCCGTTTGCTAATGTTATTCTTATTTTTAATTGGTTTCGGTTATAATCAACATTATAAATGCTAAAAGGCATTTCTACCGATTGTAATGAAATAGTATGAGTTGTATCCGTTGTTGTTTTTACTACATCTTTAAAATTAAATATTATATTAGATAAATTAGAACCATTTAACTTTTCAGCGTTAGATGAATTAATGGTTATAATTTTACTCTCGGCAACTTGATTTTCCGCCATTATATAATCTTTTGAGAAAAGATTTATCCAAGCGAAGCAGGTTAGACCGAAGGTCGTTAAAATCGTCTTACAGGGGCGAAACCCTGCCTAAATCAGTTTCTTTTAGTTTATCGCAGTTTGCTTTATTGATACGCCTTTGTTTATCAAGTAATTTGTTTATTAAATTATCAATCATTTCTTTCTCATCATCATTAAAATATTTTAGGTTAAATTGTTTATATAAATACCAAAGTTGATGATTGTCTTGCGATAAACAATTTAATTCGTCCATTAAAACTTCTATCGGCATAAATCCTTCATCGTTAATTATATGTTCGGTTTCATCGTATTCTGTAAATTCCATTTATAATATTAGATAATATAAAAAATTTATACTTTAAAAAATAAAGTTTTGATAAAACTTTTGAGTAAAAGTTTGTAATACAAAAAACTTCGTTAAATATCAAGCCCAGCAAAAGGTTCTTCCGTCATTTCCAAATCTTTTCTTGCTTGGTCGTAAAATTTAAATTGTTCTTCAAGACCTCTTCTAATTTTATCCCTTTGTCTTTCTATTGGAGTTAAATTAGGATTATAACTATCAATATCTTCTCGTGTTGCTTCATCTTTTAATGCTTTGAATGTTTTTCCTAATAATGTATTTTCATATAATCTAACTGCTCTTCTCTTTTTAGTATCATATTCTTTTCTTGGTTCTGTTTCAATTGCTCTTTCTTTTCGTATTTTTTTCATAATAGGTTCTAATTCAGGAGGAACTATTAAATCCACGCCACCCGTTTCAAAAGGTTCATTACTTACATTTTGTCTTGGTCTATTTATACTTTCTTGCGTTCGTATTTTTAATCTTTTTCTTATTTTTTTTTTAACTTCTTTCGGTGTTTCTTTTTGTTTTTCATAAGGAGGTATAGTGTTTTTTGTTAATAGGTCTGCTTGGTCGCCTGTTTCTTTCAGTTGAAAATTACCAACTTCAATATCACGCATATAATCATCTCTCAACGGAATTAAAAAATCTTCTGTTAATGGTTGTTTTTTACGAAGTGGCGTAGGTGTTGTAGGTGGTGCGGGTGGAACAATTATGTCTGTTTTTGTTTCCTCTTGTTCCTGAACTTTTGGTATAACCTGCTTCGCTTGAACCTGCTTTGCTTGAACCTGCTTTGCTTGAACCTTTACCTCTTTAATTTTTTCGGGTGTAGGTCTTCCAATTGTAATAGGTCTATTTTGTTCTCTCCGCAATTCATTAATAAGATTTTCCAAGTTGTTTAATCTTGCTGTTTCACTACCTAACATATTGAGGTTAGAACCGAGTATTTGAACCGATGTTTTCAACTGGTCGTTCTGTGGCTTACGGGATTTCTTGCGTTTCTTCTTTTTCTCCTCACGGAAATTAATATTAACTACTTGTTTTTGACTTTGTAGAGGTTGTGTCGTCTTACGACGCTTTGTTTTTGTTTTGCGTTTCTTCGGCATATATATAATCTTTAGAAAAGATTTATCAAAGAACTTCGTTTAGTTGTCGTAGGGGGGCTTAACCCCCATTAAAACATAATATTAATTTTTGCGTTATGTTTCTTTTCATAATCCTTAACTGATGCTTTTAATGTTGGTTTATTCCATAATAAAATCATAGATAGTTCTGCTGGTGAATGTGGAGAACCTAAACCTTTATCTTTCTTATGGCGAGAGATATATGCTCGTTTTACTTTTTCTCTATCCTCCTTGTTAGGTAAATAATATTTGCTATTTTTATCATTTATTAATGTGTAATCTCTGTATCCTTTCGCCCCGAACCTATGTTTCATTTGCTTATTGTTTTTGGTTTCAGGCATTAATAATGTATATTTCTTATCTTTTGTTTTGGATTTGTAAAGATAATAAATCGGCATTTAATATAACAATACTTTTTATTTATTTCATTTGCGGTTTGGTTGGATATTCTACATTCAATAAATTACCTATTTCATCTGTTTCTAAATTGGTTTGTGTTTTCGGTAAATCTCGTAATGCTTGGCGGTATGTTTCCCACTCCCCAATATTCTCTAATTTTACATCTCGTAGCATTATCCAATCGCTTTCTGCTAATAATCTATTTCTTTGTTCTCTCAACTTATACAATCCAAAATGCGTTTTTATTTCATCGTGTTTCGTTTTAAACTCTTCTTCGGTTGGTGATTTGTTTATATCATTAAAATAAATACTTGTGTAGCGTTCGCTCTCCTTTCCAATAATTATTTCTCTAATATCCATTTATATATATACGGATATAAAAATCAACCTAATCTAATTCCCCAAAAACCCGTAGATTGGTGTTGGATATTACTACTGCCGTTGCTTGCTGTTCTTATACATATTTTTTGTCCTGCTGTGAGATTTAAAGTCCATATTCCATTTACATTATTCCAACCAGTAGAAAAGGTTTGTGAGTTAAATATGTATCCTTTTATACTTCCTCTGTCGTATAAATAAAATGTAGCGGTATTATTAAAAAATAAGTTCATTCCCGTAAAACCTATTACCCAAGTCCCCGCAGTATCACTATTTACGGAGAAAACTGCCCCGTCTTGTTGCCCTGTTCCACTACCATTATCAACAAAACTAACATTTGCCGAACTATTCGCAAAACGAAGATTATTATTGAATGCGAAACCATAAGGGGAACTATCATAACCCGAAAACCATTCCGCTCCGCCACCGCCTCCGCTTGGTATTGTTATGATTGTTGATGTTCCTGATATTGGTGTTAATGTTAAATCTTGTCCGTTAATTGATGCTGTTGTAAAACAAGGGTCAGTAGCAGTTGTTAAACTACCAATAGCAGATGTATTAGTTGCTATAGCAGTTGAATTAGTTGTTATATCTGCTGTATTAGTTGCTATTGCGGATATTTCTGCGTCTGTAATAGATGTGATAGATGTATCACCTGAAAGCGGTATGCCTGTGTCTGCGGTTGTTAATGTGATTTCTCCTGTTAATCCATCCCGTTCAAAAGCGGTTGGAAAATCATTTTGGTCGGTTGCTGAATATAATTTATCTCCTGCGTGTTTATTCAATATTGTATTATCATTTATATCAATTAAATTAGGATTTACAGACGAAGTAGGTAAATTAACATTAAAGGTATTATTACCAATAAAATTATTGTTCGTATCCAACTGAACTAAACTACTTGCTGATGAGATTGTGCTTCCGTCTGCGAACTCAATATCATTAACTTCTATATTATTAATACCATTCATAGACCTTTCAAAACTTCGGTTTCCACTCATTTATATATATACTTTTAAAAAAAGTAATACAAAAACTTCGTTTAAAAAAATGATAGTTGTGGTTTTGGAGCAAGTGGTAAAGATGTTGGTTGTTTTTTTCGTCTTGGTGGTGGTGGTGTATCATCTTCGCTTTCGCTTTCGCTTTCTACTACTTGTTTTACTTTCTTTACTTGTTTTTTCTTTTTCATTTTCTTCTCCTGTTTCTTTTTCAACATCTTTTTAACCGCTACAATATCAATATCACTATCATCGCTTTCGCTTGATATTTCTTCTACGATTGCTTCCCTGATTGCCTTTTTCTTTTTTATTGCGATTGCTTTTTTCACTATCTTTTTTTCATTTTCCTCTTTCTGTTTTTTCTTGGTTGCTTTCGCATCTGCTTTCCGCTTCTCACTATTTTCCTTTCTCTTTGCGATACATTTCGCCCAAGCGTCTTTCTGTGCCTGTGTGCGTTCCCGTTTAGGTTTCGGTGCTTCCAATTTTACTACCTTTTCAGCTTTCGGTGGTTCTACATCTTCCTTATGGACTTTAATGGTTTCTAACGGACTTTGTCCTAACCCGCTTTGCTTGTCCTTTATTCTAACATTCTTACCTTTTTTAACACTCATAATAATTTCTTCCTCACCTGAACTGCTCTCATCATCAATTATTTCGTTTTCACTTTCACTATTACACGATACGCTTTCATCGTCGCTCATTTTATATTATAATACTATTATTATATTTTTAAATTATGGTAATATGGAAGAACTACCATATTTCTAAACTCCATATATTTTTTGGAAGATGGTGGAGATTTTTAAAACAATAGTTTTACTAAACTACTATATTTAGCAATTTTGAAATATGGTATAAATGATATAAATATAATCTATATGTATATATAATGTGTGATAAATATATTTATAAGGTAGGATTATTTGCGACCAAAAAGCATTTGAAACCTGTATATAGTAAGTATTATTTAACAGAGGAAGAAACAAGATTTATTTATAGTAATCCGTATATTACAGGTATATATGAAAATGGTGAAATGCGTGTATCTGTAATTAAGGTTTGTGATGAAAGTAGAGAATATAAAATAGCAAAGAGTAATAGTGTTTTAAAAACTAATAAGCAGAACATTAATTTTGTAATTAAATAAAAAATTGATTTAAATAAATGTGTATATAATATAGTATAAGATGGTGATGAGTTATTATGATGTTGAAAACAAAATTCATAATTATATTCTTGATGATAGTAATAGAAGAGAACCTCGTTATAGAGCGTTATTATGGTTGAATGATTTTAATGATGCTATGTATCCACGAATGTTTAATATTGTAAAACTGCTGAATGAATTGGACGATGATGTATATGATACTGGTGAGATTGAATTAGACGAGGAAGGTAAAAAATATGTTATTGAATGTGGTAATGAATTTAATGAGTTTGGAGGTTTTGATTTTATGACGAGTATGTTTTATATAATGAGTAATTTTATGAATTGTAAATGGGGAAGAATTACAGAAGTAAAATATTTGTGGAATAAAATTGGAGAATGGAGTTGTTAATATAAAAGTATTTAAATAAAATATTATGTATGTATATTATATGAATATACCTATTAAAAATAACTATGATAATGATGAAAGTTATAAACTGGCTGTTGATAAATTTTTTTATGCGAAGTATGGATTTCGTGAATGGATTACTAAAACTTGTGATGAGAGGGTTGCGATTGTTGAAAAACTTATTCCTGTGCCTGTCTGTAATTATTATGAATATGATGAACCTTGTTATACATATAGACGATATGAAAAGGGAGGTTTAAAATA